TATGTTAAGTGATGGTAAAAACGCTTGGTTAAAAGTTGTTAAGAATGGACGAGTACATACTAATTATATAACGAACATAACTACAGGCAGAATGAGTAGTAGGTCACCTAACTTACAGCAGGTACCTAGTATAAATTCTCCTTACGGCAAAGAATGCCGTGAGCTTTTTATTCCCTCTTTAGGTTATGTACTTGTAGGGTGCGATGCGTCAGGATTAGAAGCCCGATGTCTTGCACACTACATTTATAATTACACAGGTGGTAAAGAGTATGTAGATTTAATTTTAAATGGAGACATACACACTTATAATCAAAATAATTTAGATTTAAAATCTAGAGCTCTAGCAAAAACTATTTTATATGCAGTTTTATATGGAGCTAGTGCTAGACGAGTTTCAGAAATATTAGACTGTACAATTTTTCAAGCTAAAGAAGTACTAGAAAAGTTTTATAAAGTATTGCCTTTCCTACAAGAAATAAAACACGATATAATTCATAAATTAGAAAGCACAGGATATATAAAAGCTATTGATCAAAGAATACTTACAATACGAAGTGCTCATTCGAGTTTAAATGCGTTGATCCAAAGTTGTGGGGCAATAGTTATGAAAAAAGCATTAACTATACTTTGGGATAAATTAAAAGGTATAGACGCATTTGTAATTGCAAACATACACGATGAATTTCAAATAGAAACTAAACCCGAACTTGCAGATAAAGTAGGGAAGTTAGCGGTAGAAAGCATACAAGAAGCAGGGCATCACTTTAAATTAAGGGTACCATTAGGAGCTGAATACCGTGTTGGAAAAAATTGGGCTCAAACCCATTAACAAAAAATGGAGAAAGTGGGCATCAAATGCACTATGCAATCAACGTATACGTCAAGGTCACGATTGTGGTTTAACAATAGACGAGTTAATTTTATTAACACCAAGTCATTGTCCTTGTTGTCAAACTGTTTTGGTACCACAAGGTAAACAAAAAAATTCTCCCTCAGTAGATAGGCTAGATATTAATAAAGGTTATGAGAAAGATAATATATGGATCATTTGTCATTCTTGTAATGTTAGAAAAGGAAACGCTAAACAACCAATAGATTTGTACAAGATCGCAGACGCTTGGTGGGCAAAACTAAAGGATATAAAATGCAAGTTATTATAGTTTTACACGACAGGAAAGATGACAAAGATAAGATAGAATATAGTATCTTTGAAAAGTATTCTGACGGAGAACACCCCGAAGATATGCTTAATAGTCCATCTGTTCAGGTTGGTTCAATATTATCAGGATTTTTAAAAACAATAGAAAAGCACGGTGCTTATCTTGGTTTATTACCTTTGATAGAAGCTGAAGAAAAAGACTTCGATGAAAATGATTTTAGAAACAAAATTAAAAACCGTGATGGCAATGTCATACACGTAAATCTTAATAAAATAAAACCAAAAGGAAATGGATAATGAGTACATTATTAGTTGATGCAGATGTAGTAGCTTATCAAGTTGCTTTTTCAACAGAGGAGCCGATAAGATGGGGTAAAGAGGAAGATGAATACGCAATATGGACATTACATAGTGATGAATTAGATTGTGTAAGAAAGATTAAAGATTACTACAACACTTTAAAACAAGATACACAGTGTAAAGAAATTATATCTGCTTTTAGCGATAAAGATAATTTTAGAAAAGAAATATATCCTGATTATAAATTAAATAGAACTAAACAACGTAAGCCACTAACTTTATCTTTTTGTCGTGAGTATATATCTAAAAACTATAATGGCTATGTAAGACCTAGATTAGAAGCTGATGATATACTTGGAATACTTGCAACATCTAAAATAATTAAAGGTAATAAAATTATTTGTAGTATTGATAAAGATTTAAATCAAATAGCAGGATTACATTACAATCCAACACTAAAAGAATTTTATGGTATTACTAAGAAACAAGCAGATTATAATTTTTATTATCAATGTTTAGTTGGTGACTCTACAGATAATTATAAGGGTGCACCTACTTATGGAGAAGTAAAAACTAAAAAGACTCTTACAAATAAAAAGAATTTATGGAAAGTCGTTAAAGATTGTTACAGAGAACAAGGTTTAACTGATGATGATGCGTTAGTACAAGCTAGACTAGCTCGTATATTACGAAGTACTGATTACGATTTTAAAAAGAAGCAACCTATATTGTGGAGTGGTAATGGTAAGTAAAGATATATTTAAAGATATGACCTATGACACATTAAACAAACAAGTTGATGGCAATCATTACAAAGGCATGAAGATCCAACCTGCTCAGTTTATAAATGAAAATAAATTATTATTCGCTGAAGGCAATGCAATTAAGTACATTTGCAGACACTCTAAAAAAGGAAAACGTAAAGATATAGAAAAAGCAATTCATTATTTAGAAATGATAATAGAAAGGGATTATGAGTAGTAATACAGAAGTAAAGAAATGGAAAAAGAAAACATACATAAGTGCTGATATACTTATGGAAGATGTATTTTATGCTAAAACACCTAATCTCAATCTTAACTTTCCACCAAGTAATAAAGCAATTTTTACAGTTTTAGAAAAAAGAGAAACTCGATCAACATTAGAGGAAATTGATGAAACAGATGAAAAAATTACTAAAGAAGATCCTACAGTGGATCAGTCAAAACCCACCGAAGTATAAATTTGTTTTTGTACTTTGGGAAGATGCAAATAGTGACAGTAGTTGGAATGAGTTAACGACTATTGAACAAATGCTACCAACAATATGTTTAAGTGTTGGTTTCTTAATAAATAAGACAGAAGATGCTTTTATATTAGCATCTGATTTTACTACCGATGAAAAAAATGGACGATATGTTATTGCTGAAGGTGGTAATACTATGGTCATTCCTACCAAAAATGTACTTAAAGTAGTACCTATCCCCTTAAAAATACAAGCTAAATAGTTGCTCTCTTGGATATAACTATGATTTCGCAAGAACTAATTGATTATTTAGAAAAACAATTCCCTAATAAATCGCCTGATTTAAATGATAATGAACGACAAATATGGTTTAAAGCAGGTCAATCAAGTGTTGTATCTCATTTAAGAAACATTCTAAATGATAAAGAAAACAACGTTTTAAACATCAAAACAATCAAGGATATAAAATAAATATGTGTGGATTTTCAAGACCCAAATTACCTCCACCACCTCCCGTGCCAGCTCCGCCTGCAACCGAAATCAATGCTTCTTCAACTCGTTTAAGAGAGAAAGCACCAAAGGCAGTGCAAACAAATACATCTAGTAAAGTTAGCTATTCTAAAAAAAGAGGAAAACAAGCATTAAGAATACCTTTACAAGTTGGCGTAGGTTCAAGTGGAACAGGTGCAAACGTACCTTAATAGATAAACATGGCAAAATATACTACAGCTAAATCAAGATATAACACTCTTGAAGCTATAAGAGATCCGTTTTTAGATAGAGCACGAGACAGTGCCGAGTTTACGATCCCATCTATAATGCCTCGTGAATATCACAGTAAACACACTACACTACATACTCCATATCAAGGTATTGGTGCTAGAGGTACTAATAACCTTTCATCAAAGCTACTCCTAGCTTTACTTCCCCCTAATCAACCATTCTTTAGACTAACGTTAGACGAGTTTACTTTGTCTGAACTTTCAGGTCGAGATGATATGAAAGGTGAGTTTGAAAAAGCTATGGGTTCTATAGAACGTGTAGTTATGAATGAAATGGAAGTTAACAATTTCAGAAACGCATTATTTGAAGCAATCAAACATTTAATTATATGTGGTAATGTTTTATTATACATCACACCTGATCTTAAAATGAAAGTTTATCATTTAGATAGATTTGTAGTTAAAAGAGATGGAATAGGTAATGTATTAGAAATTATTACAAAAGATATGGTTTCGCCATCATCTTTAACTGAAGAACAAAGATTATTAGTTGAAGGAGATAAAGATAAAGATGGTTATGATGACACTTGTGAAATTTACACTTGTGTTAAAAGATCAGCTAACGGTAAAAAATGGGAAGTACATCAAGAAATTTATGAACAAATAGTACCTTCATCTGTAGGAACTTATCCTATAGATAAAAACGCATTTATACCTTTAAGATATACTTCAATAGATAACGCTGACTATGGTAGAGGATTTATAGAAGAATATATTGGTGATCTTAGATCTCTTGAAGCCTTATACAGATCTGTTGTTGAAGGATCTGCGGCGGCAAGTAAAGTTTTATTTTTAGTAAAACCAAATGGATCAACTCGTTTAAAAACATTGTCAGAAAGTCCTAATGGAGCAATCCGTGAAGGTAATGCTGAAGATGTAACTACACTTCAAGTTAATAAGTTTTCTGATTTTAATATAGCATTTCAAACAATGAAATTGATTGAAGAAAGATTACAGTTTGCATTTATGTTAAATACATCTGTACAAAGAAATAATGACAGAGTTACAGCTACAGAAATAAATTATGTATCTAAAGAATTAGACGATAGTTTAGGTGGCTTGTATTCTTTATTATCGCAAGAATTACAACTTCCATTAATAAACAGATTAATGTTTCAAATGGAAAGAAAGAAAGCATTACCTACTTTACCTAAAGAAAGTATACGTCCTAAAATTGTAACAGGATTAGAAGCTTTAGGTAGATCAAGTGATTTACAAAGATTAAACACATTTGTTCAACAACTACAACCATTTGCAGAACAACTAATGACATATTTAAATTTAGATGAGTATGTTAAACGAGTTGGTACTTCTCTTGGTGTGGAGATGGAAGGATTAATTAAATCTCCTGAACAGATACAAGCAGAGCAAAGTGCAATGCAAGAACAAATGATGATGCAACAAAATTCCCCTGCTGTCGTAAAAGAAGGCATGGGTATGGTCAGGGATAGTTTTAAAGAACGAGCTAAAAAACAATAAGGAGAAACAATGGCCGAGAAAGTAGATGTACCTGCTGAAGAAGTAAAAGAAACGCAGGAATATATAGACGAAATGTCTAAAAAAGCTGATGATGCAAATAACGTTGCAACTAATGAAACAGCACCAACTCCCGAACCTGTAAAGGAGGAGTTGATACTTGGTAAATTTAAATCACAAGATGATTTAATTAAATCTTATCAAGAGTTAGAAAGAAAACAATCTGAGACACCAAAAGAAGAAACAAAACTTGAAGCAGATAAACCTGTTAATTTTGATTTTACTTCTGCTGAAAAAGAGTTTGAAGAAAATGGTGAACTTAGTAATGATACAATTCAATCACTAGAGAAAGCAGGATTACCTAAATCTTATATAGATAATTATCTTGCTGGCTTAGATGCTGTTGCTTCAAAGTTTGAACAACAAGCTTTTGATAGCACTGGTGGTGAAGATAATTATACAAAGATGACTGATTGGATTACAGAAAATTTACCTGAAGCTGAAATACAACAGTTTAATGATAATATTGGCAAAGATAATGATACAGCATTATTTACTATAAAAGGTATGTATGCTCGTTATCAATCTGAAACTAAAGAGCCAAATCTAGTAACAGGTAACAATGCTCAGCAATCAGGAACAGCATACGAAAGTGTTGGTCAAATGAAAGCTGATATGGCAGACCCTAGATACGCTACAGATAGTGCATTTAGAAAAATGGTTGCCGATAAAGTATCTAGATCAAAAGTTTTATAAGATTCTGTGGATATATTGCTGTCCTAGAATAGCACGTAAAAGTAAGACTTAACCCGTTTGAGGACGGATAATTCTGTGACTGAAATTACTACGCTTAATTAGCAACTAACCTATAACATAAGGAGATATATATAATGTCAAATTATACTGTATCAAATATAGGTCAGAATGCTGGATCAGGTAGTACTACTGCAAACTTTTTAAAAGTATTTGCGGGAGAAGTTATTACTGCTTTTGAAACAGCAAACTCGACACTAGACAAGCACTTAGTCAGAACTATTAGCTCTGGTAAAAGTGCACAGTTTCCTATCGTTGGTAAAGCAACAGCTTCATACCACACAGCAGGAAACGAAATTACTGGTGGTTCAATAACTCACAATGAGAGAACAATCTCTATTGAGAACTTATTAATTGCACCAGTATTTATCGCAAAAATAGACGAAGCAATGTCTCATTACGATGTTAGATCTATCTACTCAAAAGAACTTGGTAGAGCTCTTGCAAATCAAATGGACAAACACGTCTATCAAAACTTAATCTTAAATAGTAGAGCAGGTGCTGCTGCACCTCAAGCTGCAGGGCAAGCTCTAACTGACGCTGACTTCGCAACTAATGCGGCTTCTGCGGCAGCAACTATTTTTAGTGCGGCTGAAAAATTAGATGCAGCTGATGTACCTGCGGAAGACAGATATTGTGCTGTTTCTCCTGCGGTATATTACAATCTAATCCAAGCGACTACTGTTATTAACAGAGATTGGGGCGGATCAGGTTCTTACTCTGATGGTAAAGTTCTTAAAGTTGCAGGTATTAACATTGTACCTACAAACAACTTACCATCTTCAAACATCAGTTCTGGTGTTGATCAAGGTTCTAGCACAAATTTTGCTGGAAACTTCTCAACTACAGTTGGTTGTGTTTGGCAGAAAAATGCAGTTGGAACAGTTAAATTAATGGATCTTTCTACGGAGATGGAATACCAAATCCAAAGACAAGGTACGTTAATGGTAGCTAAATACGCTATGGGTCACGCACCTTTAAATCCAATCTGTTCGATTGAAATCAAAACTTCGTAATTAATTACGTTAGTTTTACTTTGGGAGGCGGCTTCGGTCGCCTCTCTTTTATAAAATTTATATTATGACAACTACAGTTACTTCAAAATTGGAAGCAGTTAATACAATGCTTACAGCGATAGGGGAAAGCCCTGTTAACACAATTACATCTTCAACTACAACAGATGTATCAATTGCTTTACAAATATTAGATAATGTATCAAGAGAAGTACAAAGTGTTGGTTGGCATTTTAACACAGATACAAATTATTTATTAACTAAAAACGCATCTAATCAAATTGAATTACCATCTAATGCTTTGAGAGTTGATAATTCAAATAAAGATGCTGACAAAGATTTAGTAGAAAGAGGTAGAAAACTTTGGGATAGAGAAAACCATACTTACACTATTACTAAAGATATTAGAGTTAACATTACTTGGTTTTTAGAATTTATAGAATTACCGGAAACTGCAAGAAGATATATTACAATTCGTGCGGCAAGAATATTTCAAGATAGAATGTTAGCTTCAGAAACTTTACATACGTTTCACCAAGTTGATGAACTACAAGCTTTATCTGCATTAAAAGAACACGAAGGAGATACTAGAGATCATAGTATCTTTGATAACTACAGTACATATAGAGTTATAGATAGAGATAACTTTCAACCTGCGAAAACTACAATTAGCGATGAATAATGAGTGCAAGATTAATTTCAAATTCAATTCCAAATTTATTGAATGGGGTGTCACAGCAACCCGACACAATAAAATTACCCAATCAAGCAACTATACAAGAAAATGCTCTTTCTGATATTATTACTGGTTTAGGTAAAAGACCGCCTACAGAACACATAGCAAAATTAAATACTGATACGTTAACAAACAGTAAAGTACATATTATTAATAGAGATCAAAATGAACAATATGCTGTTTTAGTTAATAATCAATCTATAAAAGTTTATGACTTACAAGGTAACAATAAAACTGTAGTTACACCTGATGGTCTTTCTTATTTAACGTCATCAGCACCACAAGACGATTTTAATTTAGTAACTGTTGCTGACTATACTTTTATTGTTAACAAAACTAAAACAACAGCAATGTCAGGAAGTGCATCTACAACACGACCTGATGAAGCTTTGTTTTATGTTAAGAATGGTCAATACAGAACAACGTATGAAATTAAAATAGATGGTGCGTCTGTTGCTAGTTTTACAACTTTAGATAATTCTAATGCGTCAAATGCTTCATCAATTACTACAGATAATATTGCAACCCAATTAACTAACAACTTAAACAGTAATTTATCAGGTTACACAATTAGTAGAGATGGTTCTATTATTTATGTTTCTAAAAATTCAGGAACATTTACAGCAGAAGTTTCTGATGGACTTGGTGGTGATGGTTTAATTTTAGTAAAAGATAAAACTAACTCGTTTGCTGACTTACCCTATAAAGGATACAATGGGTTTGTTACAGAAATAGTTGGTGATGGCGGAACTGAATTTGATAATTACTTTGTAAAGTGGGACGGAACTGCTTGGGTTGAAACTGTAAAAGATGGATTAGATAATTCATTTGATACATCAACAATGCCACATTTATTAATACGAACTGCTGACGGAAATTTTAGGTTTTGCAAAGCAGACGGCTCATCTTACACGGTTAGTGGTACTTCATATACGGAGCCTGAATTTGCATCTCGAACTGTAGGGGACGAGGTAACAAGCCCCGACCCTACATTCGTTGGAAGAAAAATAAATGATATATTCTTTTATAGAAATAGACTTGGCTTTTTGTCTGATGAAAATGTAATCTTTTCTAAAGCAGGTAAGTTTTTTACATTTTGGGCTACAACAGTAACTACATCAATTGATGATGATATGATTGATTTAGCTGTTAGTCACAATAAAGTTTCTATCTTAAAATATGCTGTACCATTTAATGAACAGTTAGTTTTATTTTCTGATCAATCACAATTTACATTAGATGCTGAAGAAATACTTTCAGCTAAAACTGTATCTATTAATCAAACTACTGAGTATGAAATAGATGATGGTGTTAAACCTATTGGTCTAGGACAAAATATTTACTTTGGAATATCTAGAGGTAGTTTTGCAGGTGTTAGAGAATATTATGTAAATGCTGATACTGAAATTAAAGATGCTTTAGATACAACAGTTAATTTACCAAGATACATTACTGGTGGCCTTACAGGACTAAAAGGATCTTCTGCTGAAAATACATTGTTTGCATTTGCTTCAGGGGAAAGAAACTCTTTATTTGTTTATAAGTATTACTTTGATACAGGATCAAAAGCATTACAAAGATCTTGGTCTAAATACAAATTTGCTGATGCAGATGTATTACTTGATGGAGATTGTATTCAAAACTATTTGTATATGGTTGTTAAAAGAGCTGATGGTACATATTTAGAAAAGTTAAATTTAAAAACAAATGAAGTAGATACTGGTTTAGATTTTCCTGTTTTATTAGATCGAAAAACGAGTTTGTCAGGAAGTTATGATAGTGGCACAGATAAAACTACATTTACATTACCATATGAAGAATCAGGATCAATGGACGTTGTATTAGGTGGTGCTTGGTCATCAACACAAAAAGGTAGAAATATTCCTATTGCGAGTAAAACAAATACTACAATTCTAGTAGATGGTGATTATTCAGCTAACCCAGTGTTAGCAGGACGTAAGTATACTTTTAAATATCAATTTGCAACTTTTTATGTGAGAGAACAAAAGGCAAGTGGTAATTCTACATCTGTTAATACAGGTAGATTACAACTTAAAAAAATGAGTATTATATTTGGAGACACAGGTTTCTTTGAAGTAAATCTAACTCCATTAGCAAGAGACACATCTATATATAAATTTACAGGGCAAGTACTAGGATCTAGCACATTTACTATTGGGCAACCTAATTTAGAAAGTGGTACTTTTAAATTTCCTATACAATGTAAAAACACAGATGCAGTTATATTCATATCTTCCGATAGTTACTTACCTTGTAACTTTTTATCGGCAGAGTGGGAGGGATTATATTCTGTTCTTTCTCAACGAATAATAACATAATGAAAATAGATGAAATAGAAGCAACAGCAGAGCATATAAAATTATTAGTAAAAGATTTAAGACCTGAAGATGCAGAAGAAATAAAAGCTAAATCAGGTACAGATGATATAGAAAAAACTTTACTAAAAGGTTTTACAATGACTGATTATTGTAGATCCTTTTTTGTAGATGATGAGATTGTAGGTATCTATGGAGTAGTGGCGGCACTTGATGACAAAACTATTGGATCTCCATTTTTATTATGCACACCTAAAATTAAAAAGATTAAGATAAAGTTTTTACGTGAGTGTAAAAACAGAGTCAAAGAAATGCAGGATAAGTTTCCTGTATTATTTAATTATATAGATAGTAGAAACAAACTTCATTTAACTTGGCTTAAATGGTGTGGGTTTAGAATTATTAACGAAAAAACATTTAGCGATGTTTTATTTTATGGATTTTATAAGGAGAAGAAATAAATATGTGTACACCCGAAGCGTATATAGCAACTAGAGTATTACAAGGTTATACGCAGTACCAATCAGATAAAGCAAAAGCTAAAAATATAAATAGGGATACAAAAACTAAAGCAGCTACTTTACGAGATGAAGCTATCTACACTGACAATGCTTTTATTAGAAAAAAAGAAGAAGCTGATCAAAAAGCAAGTTTTCAAAAAGCAAAAATATCAGATAGAAAATTACAAGTCGAAGGTGAGGCTAGAGCATCTTTAGGTGAGAAAGGTGTTGGTGGTAATTTATTTGTCAGCGTACTTGGAGATATAGCTCGAAATGCAGGTAAAGAATTAAACACAATAGATTTAAACTACGAAAATAAAATTAGAGGTATTGCTACAAACAGGCTTGCTCAAAACAGAATGTATAGCAATCAAATATTAAAATTACCTAGAGCATACAAACCTAGTTGGGCAACCTATGCTCTTGAAGCAAGTGTTGATATTGGTGGAATGTATATGGCTAATTCAGCACCTAAAACTCCACCAGCAGGAGATCAAGGTATTCTTGTAGGAGATGCTCCATAATGGCTAAAACAAATACAGATCTAGGAATAAATGTTGCATTAGAAAACGCACCTACGCCTAAACCTGTAATGAATGTTGGCCAAGAAAAAATTGTTGGTAAAGATCCTTTTGGAGCTCTTTCTGCATCATTAGCAAAAATTAATCCTACTATTAAAAAATTAGCTGATCAAAATTTAAAAGATCAAGCAGACAAAGATTTTGAACAAGGTAAAGCTGAAATTAATGGAATGACATTAGATGAAGCTAGAGAAGCACATAAAAAAGGATTTCCTGATATTTTTAATGGTTGGGCAAGATACGGTGCATACAAACAATATGCTGTTAACTCTGTAGAAGATTTTAATGCACAATTTAAAAACGATTATTATGCTCAAAGAAATGAAGCAGGCTACAATTGGCAAGATCATTATAATCAAGAAAGTGAAAAGTATTTAGTAGATAAAGCAGGTGATGAATTTTTTACATCAGCTTATAATGAGGGTACAGCTAAACTAAGACAATGGTTAAACGTTCAAGAGTTTGAAAAACAACAAGATGATCTTAGTTATAAAGTATTTGGTAATGCTACTTTATCTTTACAAACTTTACCTAATAAAGTTGAAGAACAATTAGAAATAGATTTTTATGCTGACGAATTAGCTAATGATCCTGAAGGTATGAACACTAATAACTACAAGGAAAGAAAAGCTGAATTTTTTAGAAAGAATATGTCTAAATATTTTAAAGATATGTTTTATGATATGAAAGAAAATAGAAATCCTGCATTATCTTTAAAAGATTTTGATGAAATATTAATTAATTCTGCTGAACAGCACGCTAAATTAGATGGTAGATTTTCAAGAGAATATATTGAATTATTAACTTCTAATAGACCTGATGGAACACCTTCAGTTTTAAATAGTAAAGAATATAGACAAAGAGTTGAAAAATTAATTGGAACTTTAACTGATGCTATAACCTTAAATAATAATGGTGCAAGTTGGTTTATAGGCAATGTTGGTTCTATGTCTAAAGCAGATAGAACACAATTAGGTACAGATCTTTTTAACAAAGAATATAGAATTAAAAAATCAGAGGGTAGGTCTGATGCTGATGCGTTTGTAGCAACTACTTTAACTTTAATGCCTGGTTTAAAAAGAAATGAACCAGTAAAGCCTATATTAGATTTATTAAGTAAGCCATTAACTAGAGAATATACTGAAGATAATAAATTAGCTTTAGAAGTTTATGCCGCTTTAGAAAAAAATGGAATTACAGGTATTTACTTTGAAGAAAATGATAAAAATAAATTTAAATATTATGTTGCTAATTTAAGAATACAAGCAGGTGAAGACCCTAGAGATGTTATTAAGAGTATGGGTTCTATGGATACAACTACCCAAGAAATTAATGATTTAACTTCATCAGATAAACAGAAGATACAACTATTTTCATCTGCAAATATGGCTAACGCCAATAACCAAGAGTTAGCTTATATGACTGCTAAATACTTTAAAAATATAGTAGGTGGCGTTGAATCTGATTATATAAAATTAACTGAAAAGTTTTTAGAGGAGCATTACGAAGTTGTTAATGATCGTTACATTAGTAAATATAAATTAAATGCTTTTGGTGTTACTAAAGATAATTATGATGCTTTTAAAGTTACAGCAATTGAAGTTCTTAAAGATAAACTTAATACAGAAAAAAACATAATACAAGAAACAGATATAGTTGGTTTCTTTTATGATGAAACTAATATTGATGTAGACGGGACACCACCAAACAAAACTGAAGGTATAGACATAGATAAATATGAATTGATTGTAGATACTAATGATGATGTTGTTTACTTCAAAGAAGATGATGGATCTCCATTAGAAGTGCCTGCAACTGTTGAGTACAAAGATGGTCAAACCGTTTGGCTTCAACTCCCTCTAAAGCTAGTTAAAGATACTTTTGCTGACAAAGTAAAACGTCAAGAAGAAGAACAAGCAGTAAAAGATTTAGAGGCGTTTGAGAAAAAACGATTACGAAAAGAAAAAATGCAAAGAATATTTGATGAAACAAAGGATAGAGTACCATAATGAAAAACATAAATTGGGAATTTATTTCTAGCCTAGAAGGTAAAGGAGTAAATAAAGCTTACGTACCTAGTGATAACTCAGGTGTAACTGTTGCTACAGGATTTGATCTAAAAGAAAAAGATGTAAATCTATTAAATGAAATGGGCATATCATCAGAAACAATTGATGTGTTACAGCCTTATTTTGGTAAGTCTGGTAATGAAGCTAAAGAAGCATCTACAAACTTTTCTATTACTGATGATCAAGTAGCTGAAATAGATAAAGCAAGTCACAATTGGTATGCACAACAAGTTAAAAGAACATACGAAAGTCAAGATCATAAAGTACCTTTTGATGATTTAAGTATAGCACAAGCTACATCAGTAGCATCTGTTGGTTTTCAACACGGAACAGCTTTTAAAAGAAAAGATGGTTCTGAAATGAATTTTATAAAACAAGCTAGAGATGGAGACTGGGACGCTGTTGAATCTAATTTAAGAAACTTTGGAGATCAATTTAACACTAGAAGAAACAAAGAAGCAGATCTATTAGCTTCCGAAAAAAAAACTCCTAAGTTTACACCAATAGATATAACTAAACAAAAAGATCTATTTAGTGAATTACCTGATGTTAGTAGAGGTTTATTTTTAGATAAAGCATACAACCACAGTCAGTTTCAAGAATTTATTGCTAATCAAAATACATTTTCACACGCAGTAAAAGCATCTATTAGAGAGAACACAATATTTGCTAATGGTTTTGATTTATTCTTTAATAAAACATTTGTTCAAGAAGATGGTTTTAGTTACGACAACAACAAACAAGATTTTTTAGATACAATTAAAAAGTATGAATTAAAAGGGCCTTATATGGACGAGCTCTTAGGAGCTCTTAATACTGGACACCTAGAGTACTTAGGACAAAAAGCACAAAGACACCAAAAGAATGCTGAGATGTTAGCTAGTATGGGTTGGAAAGGTATTGCATTACAGTTTGGTACATTTTTATTAGATCCTATAAATTTAACAGGCTATGGAGCTCTCTCTAAAGTAATGAAAGCTAAATCTTTTCTTACAGGATTATCGAGAAGAAAAACTTTTATTAAATCAGGATTAGCTTATGGCTCTATGGAAGGTGCTTTATATAGTCCAATAGCGGCTAACAACCCTACAATGGGTCTTAATGATATACTTATCTCATCAGCTTTAGGTGGTACTCTTGGAGGGGGAGTAACTGCATTATTTGCAAAATCTGTAAAAAATGTAGGTCTTGCAACTCAAAGAGCTGACTTATTAGAAAATGGTTTAATACCTACAAAGAAAGCAGAAGAAACAACATTTAAGAATGTAAAGCATACTCTTAAAAATAAAAAGTTTACAAAAGAGATGCAAGAGATAGATCAAATTGATGCTATAGAACCTGCTTTTGCAACTGCAAGAGATTTACCATTTTTAGGTCTAGCTATGACTAGATCAGGATCATTAGGTTCTAGTATGTCAAAACTAGCAAAGAAATTTGCATTTGATAATATGGAAGACCCTATTGGTTGGGCAACAAAAGATTCAGGTATTATTCAAAAAGATTTTGTACCACAAGCACCTACAACAGAAATAATTAGAGATACAATGGTTATGGAAGCTCATAACGTTGTTTATACTAAAGGCGGTCTTAATGATGCTGTAAAAGGTTATCTTAAAGCCAAAGGTTATGGTGGTAGTATGATAAGTGACCTTAAAGGTTTCTTTCAGTTTAGTCATAAAAGAGATTTTATGTACAAAGTTAAAAGAGCTATGATTGCTCTTAGTAAGCCTGCTAAACTTAGAAATTCAGATGAATTAGAAATACTTAACGATGCAAATATTGTTAAGGGTGCAAATGCTTATGCAGATGGTTTTCAATTATTTGTAAACAAATTAAGAGAAGCTGGTGTTGAAGGTGCAGAAGATTTAGCGGCTAACACTGGTAGATATTATGTTCCTAGAAAAGTTAGTTTTGATAGCTTTGTTGATTTAGAAAGAAGAATTGGCGAAGAAGGTATAGAAGAATTACTTACAAATGCTATCGCAAGAAAGCAACCACTTATAAATAGATTAGATAATCCTATTGCAGAAGCACAAGAGATTAGAGTTAAAACAGGTAAAGATAAACCAAAAACAGAAAAAATATCTATTACAAAAGCACAAGCTTTAGCTAAAGCTATAATGAAAGCGGCTAAATATAATAGTAGATATGGTGGTTTTGATATTGAACAACTTGTTAAAATTAGAGATCCAAAATTATTAAGAGAATACATAGATGATGTATTTGGTAATTTAGATGATGCTCAACGAAATGAATTATTTGATGGATTACAAAATCAATTAAAATTAATTACATCAGGCAGATTTGAAGCAAGAATAAGATTAGATGAAAACTTTGAACAAGTTTTAACTAAAGGTAAAGCGGCAGGTCAAAAAGTTAAACTTGATGAAATGTTTGAAAATGACATAGATTTACTTTGGCATTCTTATACAAATGAAATGTCAGGTTGGTATGCTTTAGCTGATAAACTCGGTGTTAAAAGTAGAAACCAATGGTTAAAGTATAGTAACGAAATAAAAAGAGATATTAATAGTTCATACAGAGATCAAAAGAAACTAGGTGTTGGAAGACAAATTGTTAACATTCAAAATAGAAATATTGATAATGTAGCTATTAAAGAAGAAGAAAAAGTTATAGATAGTTTCTTTAATAATCTTATGGGACGTTCTACAGAGGGCGGAGATCCATCTTCAGGTTATCAAGCGTGGTTAAGAGATTTAAGAAGATTTAATTTTATTAGGGTACTAAACCAAGTAGGTATTGCACAGCTTCCTGAGTTTGGAGTTGTTACTGCACAAATTGGTTTAAGAACAATGCTTAATGAAATGCCTGCATTAAGAAAACTTTTTGATGATGCGGCCGCAGGTAAATTACCTGATACATTTAGAAAAGATCTTGCTGTTATTGGTGCATCTAATGGAGATGATCATTTATATAGATTACACCAATCTTTAGAAGTGTTAGATAGAGGTGCCGCAAAATCAGATTTTCAAAAAGGTGCTATTCTTTCAAAAGCACAAGCAGGTGCGGCAGAAAAAATTACAGGTTACTCATCAGGATTATTACATATTGATAGCATACAAAGAAAAATAGCTATGCGTGGCTTTGTAAATAATATGGCCGAAGATTTAATTGGAGCTAAAGCTAATGTTTTAAAAAGTTTATCTAAAGGTAAATTAAATAGATACCGAGTTTTAGGATTGAGTGATAGTGATTTGGTTGCATTAGCAAAAGAATTTAATAGTTCTAAAGTTGTTAAAACAAAAAATGCTTTAGGTTATAGAGTTTTAAGTTTTGATTTTGTTGCTATGAAAGATCAAGAGTTAGTTAAAAGATTTGCAGTAGCAGTTAATAGGTTTACAAGACGTTCTGTTCAGTACAATCATATTGGAGATACAAGTAGATTCTTTACTGACAACACATTAGGAAAAACATTTTCTCAGTTTAGGCAATTCATTATGAATGCTTGGAACAAACAGTTTTTACATAATGTTGCAATGATGGACGCACAAACTTTTAATATGTTTGTCTTTACTACAATGATTGGTGGTTTAGCATATACCGCACAAGTTCACTTCAACACTATAGGTATGTCTAATACTGAAAAGAAAAAGTATATTAAGAAAAGACTTGGTGAAAGAGGTGACTACAGTAAAGTAGCAAGAGCCGCTTTCCAAAGAGCAGGCTGGTCTTCTGTGATGCCTCCTTTTATGGATATGATTACAGGACAAGTAGCACCTGAACATAGATTTAATACAAGATCATCAGGAGCAGAAATGAATCTAATTACAGGAAACCCAACATACGATTTAGTATTTGGAAAATTATTTCCTACATTAGGTGCGGGCTTAAAAGCGGCAACAACAGATTATCAATTTAGTAAAGGGGATTTTAATAGAATGATGAGAATACTTCCTTATCAAAACTTATATGGAATAAATCAAGTACTTAATTTTATTAGAGATAATTCAGGATTACCTGACAAAGGAGCTAGGAGTTTATATTAAATATGGCGTTTGCAATAGATACATACACAGGAAATGGAAGCACGACAACTTACAGTGTTACTTTCCCTTACATTGAAAAAGCACACGTAGTTGTAACACTTGATGGTGTTACTAAAAATTTAACATCAGATTATACGTTTGCAAGTTCTTCTACAATTACATTTTCAACTGCACCTGCGTCAGGTGTAGTTATAAAATTTACTAGATCATCTAATAGAACAGCTAGACTTGTAGATTACCAAGATGGATCTACACTTACAGAAGCTACTCTTGACCAAGATGGAAACCAAAGTTTCTTCATGGCACAAGAAGCTATTGATGTTACAGAAAATACTATTGGTCTTACAGGTAGTGATGAGTGGGACGCAGATAATAAAAAGATTATAAATGTAACTGACCCGACAACTAATCAAGGGGCGGCTACTAAAAATTATGTTGATACAAAATTAGCGGCAGATGTTTCTACAGTTAATACTTATAAGACTGCTGCTGAAACAGCAAAGACGGCTGCTGAAACAGCAAAAACAAGTGCTGAAACTGCAAACACAAGTGCACAATCTGCATTAACACAAGTACAAACTATTTATGATACGTTTGACGATAGATTTTTAGGAGCTAAATCAAGTAACCCTTCTGTTGATAATGATGGAAATACTTTACAAGACGGAGCTCTATACTGGGACACGGGAAATAATTTATTAAAAGTTTACGATTTATCAAATACACAATGGGTACAAGTTCAACTTTCATCTACAAACCAAACAAATGTAAATACTGTTGCGGGTCAAATTTCTCCAACAAATAACATAGCGACAGTTGCAGGAGCTAACTCAAATATTACAACTATTGCTAGTGATATAAATGGTTCTAATAATTTAGGCACTGTTGCAACAAATATTGCTAATGTAAATTTAACAGGTGGATCAATTGCAAATGTAAATACAGTTGCTACAAATTTATCTGGTGTAAATAGTTTTGCAGAAAGATACAGAGTACAAGCAGGAGTACCTTCATCAAATAATGATGTGGGTGACCTCGTTTTTGATCAAACGGCAGGAAAGCTAAAAGTTTTTGATGGTTCATCATATGCACTTGCAGGGTCAAGTGTAAATGGCACATCACAAAGATTTAAGTACGTAGCAACAGCAAACCAAACAACATTTAGCGGAGCAGATGCAAATGGTAATACGTTAACATATGATGTTGCTAGTGGAACAGCGTTTGCAGATATTTATCTAAATGGTGTTAAATTAGATGCAACAGATTTTACAGCAACTAATGGTACTTCAATAGTATTAGCTAGTGGTGCTTCAGTTAATGATATTTTACAAGTCGTGGCGTATGGTACATTTAACTTAGCTTCATTTAGTGCAAGTAATTTAACGTCAGGCACAATTAATGGAGACAGATTACCTTCACCAGTATTAACAGTTAAAGGTGATGGTTCTTCTACAGACGGTGCTATTCAATTAAACTGCTCACAAAATTCACATGGTGTAAAAATTAAATCACCACCACATTCAGCAGGTCAAAGTTATACTTTAACTTTACCTCAAAGTATTACTAATGGTTATTATCTTAAAACAGATGGTTCAGGTAACTTATCTTTTGCAGAAGTACCTCAACCAGTAGTACCAACAGTAGCAGATGTTTCTCAAACGATTGCACCTGCAACAGCTACAACGATTAATATTACAGGAGCAAATTTTGTATCAATACCAATAGTTGAGTTTATAAAAACAGATGGCTCAGTTACACTTGCTAATACAGTTTCATTTACAAATGCTACAACGCTTTCAGTAAATGTAACTTTAGCATCAGGTAATTACTATGTAAGAGTAGAAAATCCTGATGGTAACGCAGGAAGAAGTACAAATAATATTTTAACAGCATCTACAGCTCCATCATTTAGTACGTCAGCAGGTTCATTAGGAACTTTTGCAGGTAATTTTTCAGGAACAGTAGCAACGATTGCAGGTTCATCAGATAGTGCAATTACATTTTCAGAAGTTGGCTCTAATTTAACAACTGCCAACGTAACTTTAAACACATCAACTGGAGCATTAACAACAACAGATTTCGGTGGAGCATCAACTACACCAACTACATACAACTTTACAATAAGGATAACAGATGCAGAA